GCTTACCGGTCGCTACGAACGGTTCCTGCGCGATGTCTACCGGCTGCGGGATGATCCGGGTCTCAGCGCCGTCGTCTATACGCAGCTTACGGATGTGGAGACGGAAAGCAATGGGCTGCTCACCTATGACCGGGCGATCGTCAAGCCGGAGGCGAAGCGTATTGCCGCGGCCAACCGGGGAGCGTTCCTGCCGACCTACGCCCGCCATTGGAAGGTGGACGGCCGGGAGTACGCCAAGGAATATCCATTGCTCGGCGGCTATGTATTTTTCCGGACCAACGGCAAGGACTGGGCTGGTCTTCCTGACATCTTTGGCTGCTACGGCGTTTTATCCACAGCCGAATGGAACGCGGCGCGCGTGACGGACGAGGAAATGGAGCGCCTGGTTCTCGGCCATGCGGCGGGAAATCACAACGAAACGCGGCCGGCGCAGTTCACGAAATACTATCGGCCGTTCGTGACGCCGAAGCGGAAGAGCCGGAAGCCGCGGCCCGGCCATCGCATCCGTAATGTCCACAATATCCAAATCGGTTCCGAACATGGCATTGAGGCTCAACGGTGATGTGGTCAATGGCCTTTCCGCCGGGGTTCCCGAAAAAAGGGATACCTGAGCATGGCGGCTTGTCGCCTCAAATCCTTTCAAACAGTTGAGCAATAAAATATGGCCGGGCGTCCCGCTGGCGCAACGAACAAGGATAAGCCCTTCCGAGATGCCCTTCGGATGGAAGCAACTCTTGCTGAGAACGGCGAAGAGAGCCCAGCCAAGGAAGGCTCGCTCCGCTGGATTGCGCGGCATCTGCTCATCCGAGCTGGTGGCGATACCGCAGCGGCGCGCGAAGTCGGTGATCGGCTGGATGGCAAGCCTGCGCAAGCGATCATTGGTGGTGACGATGATGAACCACCCGTTCGCTTTACCCAGATCGAGTTGATTGGTGTCCGTCCCGCAGCTCAGGATTCCTGATAAGCTCGTTCCGGTCTTCACGGGCGAAGCATTTATCCGCGGCGCCTATGGCGGGCGCGGATCGGCCAAGACGCGGACATTTGCCAAGATGTCAGCCGTTCGCGGGCTAATGTTCGCGGAAGCTGGCCTTGATGGCGTGATCGTCTGCGGTCGTGAGTTCATGAACTCGCTGGACGATAGTTCGCTTGCCGAAGTGAAAGCCGCCATTCTCGAAGAGCCTTGGTTGCTTGAGAAATACGAAGTCGGCGAAAAATATGTTCGCACGCGAGACGGCAGGATCAGCTTCGCCTTCATCGGCTTGCGTCATAACCTGGACAGCATCAAATCGAAGGCAAAGATCAGGCTTTTGTGGGTTGACGAAGCCGAGCCCGTTTCCGAAACGGCATGGATGAAGGCGGTCCCGACTGTGCGCGAAGAAGGCGCAGAAATCTGGGGAACATGGAACCCGGAGCGCAAGAAGAGCGCAACGCATAAGCGGTTTCGTGAGAATGCGCCGTCGGACGCCAAGATCGTGCAAATGAACTGGCGCGACAATCCATGGTTTGAAAAGACCAGGTTGGCCCGCACCAGATTGGACGATCTTGAAAATCGGCCAGATCAATATCAGCACGTCTGGGAAGGTGATTTTGTGACCGCAGTCGAGGGTGCCTATTACGCGCCGTTCCTGACGAAAGCGAAGAACGATAAGCGGATTGCGCGGGTTTCGTTCGATCCGATCATGCGGGTGCGCGTCTATGTGGACATCGGCGGCACAGGCGCCAAGGCGGATGCTTTCGCGATGTGGCCGGCGCAATTCATTGGTCGAGAGATCAGGACGCGCGACTATTACGAGGCGCAGGGCCAGCCGCTCGCCACGCATATCCAATGGCTGCACTCGAAGGGCTACAAGCCTGACGTGGCCGATATCTACCTGCCGCACGACGGGGCAACGAATGAAAAGATCATCGACGCCTCCTTTGAAAGTGCCTTCCGGGCTGCGGGCTATTCCGTGACCGTGATCCCGAACCAGGGCAAGGGCGCTGCGAAAATGCGGGTTGAGGCCGGTCGGCGAGTGTTCAGTTCGATCTGGTTTGACGAAGAAACAACGCAGGACGGGCGCGATGCCCTCGGCTGGTATCATGAAAAGAAATCGGACGATGACCGGGAAGCCTTGCTCGGACCTGAGCATGATTGGTCGTCGCATGGCGCGGACGCCTTCGGCCTGATGTGCGTCTCATATGAAGATCCCGGCAGAACAGCGGCATTCAATCGTCCGTTGCAATATGCCAATGCGGGTATCGCCTGATGCCCAAGATGGACATGACCACGCTCAAGGCAATGCTTCAAGCCCAAAGAGCCAATGCCCTTTCGACGCTGAACGCCGCCGAATTGTCCTCCGAGCGCGAAAAGGCGATGGACTACTACAACGGCAACATGCCCGATCTGCCGGTCCAGGATGGCCGCTCAAGTGCTGTTTCGTCCGACGTGGCCGACACCATCGAGGGCCTGATGCCCCAACTGATGGACATCTTTGCGGGTTCTGACGAGGTTGTGCGGTTCGAGCCGGTTGGACCCGAGGATGAAGAGGCCGCGCAGTAGGAAACGGACTATGTGAACCATGTCTTCATGCAGCGCAATCCGGGCTTCATGACGCTGTACTCGTTCATCAAGGACGCGCTTTTGCAAAAGGTCGGCATCGTCAAGATTTGGTGGGAAGAGCGCGAGGAGGAAGAGCGCGAAACCTATTATGACCTGAGCGAGGATCAGTTTGCAATGCTGGCGGCGGCGGTCGAGCGGTCGGATGGGGCGATGAAGATTATCGAGCATACAGTTCGCGGTGAAGAGGCGCCGGCGAAGGAAGCTGCGGAACCAGAGGCGGCCTACTGATGATTATTGATCATATCGAGATTGCGAAGCTAGAATTACAGCGCGGCGATATTTTAGTAATGAGAACGCCGGCAGACTGGGATATGGAGACGCGACAGCGCGCATTCAACGCAGTACAAGAGACGATGCGGCAGGCCGGAATATCCGGCGTGCCCGTCCTCATCGGTGGGACGGATGTTGACTTCCAAATTATCCGCAAGGACGCGGCATAATAATGGACGCCATGACCCCGGCCAGCATGATCGCGGCAATCCCCGACGACATCAAGCCGGTTACTCACGATGTCACGATCGTCACAACGCGCAAGCTCGCCTCGGCCAAAGTGTTGGGCGTTCCCGGCGAAGAATTTGGGATCGAGCGCAACGCGCGGGACATCAAGACCTGCAATTACTGCTTTCATGAGGTCGTCACCAAGACCGAAAGCCAGTTGATCGACGAGGGCTTTGACGAGGATCAGGTCAAGAGCCTGGGGGACTATACCGGAACTTCGGACATCGAAACCATAGCTCGAGACACGGTGCAGGAGCATACCGGCTCGACCGGCGTTAATACAGCCTCCCGCTTGGTCAAGATCACGGAACACTACGTCCGGATGGACTATGACGGGAAGGGCCGCGCCTGTCTCTACATGGTCATCACCGGCGGCGATCAGGGCGAAATCCTCCGCAAGGACGGCAAAGAGGTTATCGAGCCGATCGACGTGATCCCGTTCGCGACCACAACCCCGGTTCCGATCACGCACCGGTTTTTCGGGCGCTCGATCGCCGATCTGGTGGTCGATATCCAGAAGATCAAAACCGCACTTTTGAGGGCGGGGCTGGACAGCAAATATCTCTCCAGCGGGGCAGACGTTGAAATCGCGGAATCGCATGTCGGGGCCAGCACGATCGACGATCTGCTCGGCCCGAAACGTCCGGGACGTGTGATCCGAACCAAAATGCCCGGCGGATTGAACTACCAGGTTGTGCCCGACACCTCGGAAGCGTCGTTTCAGGCGATGGCCTACATGGATGGCCTGCTCGAGATGCGTACCGGCGTGACCCGGCAGGGGCAGGGCGTCGATGCCAATGCTCTTCAGAACCAATCGGCCACGGCAGTAAATCAGGTCTTCTCGGCTTCTCAAGCCCGGATGAAGCTGATCGCCCGGATCATGGCGGAAGGTGTTCGGGATATTTTTGCTTTGCTGCATCATACGATCCGCTCTCACGGGCAGGAACAGCAAACCGTCAGGCTGCGCAACAAATGGGTGCCGGTCGATCCGCGGAC